GCCATTATCTGGTCTATCAGTGATATTACTCGATATGCATACCACGTGGTGCCTAAATCGGCTGGGATCCTATATAATATGATCGAATGGGCTCGTTATAATCAATATGTTGTATTGTATCCAATGGGCGTAACATTCGAGAATATATCACTACTACCTGTCGCCCCACACGTAGTATTTAAAGCACTCGTCGTTGCCATTTATGCAATTTTCTTTCCTCGGATGTTTAATCATACATCGAAACTCCGTGAAAATATACACATAACCGATGTATTGACTACATACAGTGATTATACGTCCGATGATATATCTGATCGTGTAACCATCACATACAAGAATGAATCATATGTGTATACCCCTCAGGGGGGTGCGTGCGTACGTTTTGCATTATCAGATACGAGATTCAATTGGAAATCATTGGATAAAATGAATTCTGATACAACATTATCCACCCAACTCCAACTTCGTGATTACGGGATCCAGGTTTCGTGGAGACTTGTCTATATAGTTGAGTATGCGGGTGCATTATTGGCATATCCGTTGATGGTGTGGTACGGTGGTACTGATATGGGTCGTATCATATTTCGACCCGATGTATTGATGTGGGTATTCCATTATACTAAACGGGTACTTGAATCTATATTTATCCATTCATTCTCGTCATCCACAATGCCTTTTGAAAATATTTTCAAGAACAGTCTATACTATTGGGGCGCAGGTTGGGTTCTTGGATATATGGCTCCATCAAATATGTTAATCAATGGGTTGGGGACAATTTCCAATAAAACAATTGTTGTTATGTGGTGTGCGTGTCAGATAGGAAATCTATTTGTCCATAATTACTTGGCGAATCTTCGTATCGCACCCGATGGAAGTCGTATCACTGGCCACGTACTACCCAATAATATGTTATTCCGCATAGTCGTTTGTCCAAATTACGGTTTTGAAGTGATGGGGTGGTTATGTTTTGCATTATTGGATTGTGTAGAATCAAATATGGTGTGGTATGTACTGGCCAAAAGTGTATTTTGTATTATAGGTGCGGTACAAATGTATATGTGGGCGGGCGGAAAGAAACGGAGATACAAACGTTTATTTGGTGATAAATATAAGACAAATAATTGTATTTTCCCATTTGTATAAATAATTTTGTAATTATATAAAATTAATATCTATATATTATACACTTAAATGTCTTCGGTAGTTAATGATGTGTCTAAGTCTGAAAAGATCAGTATTATAGATATAATAATTTCAAATGAAATATGTAGTTATGTTGATAATGAATCTAATCCGATAATTGGGTTCGTTGGATCTGATTTGAATGATTGGATTTTTGAACCAAAGGTAGTATATAATTCGCGGAATGGTGGGATTGTTGAAATGTTGCGTCGGTTAATTAAGCAATACGATAATGTACCGTATGGATTTTTTTCGCCGCTTATTTCCAGGAATAAATTGGCAATAGATATATTTAAGATTGGTCCAAGTTTAACTAAAGATAATATGATGAAATGTCCTTCTTTACACTCAGATGTAATAGGAATATTTTCCAATCAGGCGTATATAAATACAATGGTTACATATGATTATGTAAAACAAACAGTTGATGTAAATTTTGCTGGAACTTCTAGTTTGTTTGATATACTAGTAGATGTTCAGTTTGAAACCGCTCCTATAGGAATTACCCGATACGATGAGATGGGCGTTTACGCTCACGTAGGAGCACTAAAACAACTGACTACAAACGGATTGGCATACCAATTGATCTATGTAATTGTTGAAGTAATACGTAATTATTCAATTCAAAATAAAGTGTTGAATCCCGATTTAGATAGTACCGAATGGGAAATCAATATTCGGGGGTATAGTTTGGGTGCAATGCAGGCATGTTTATTTCTTTTGCTTTTGCACGACAATTTACTTGATCGAAATAGACAAGAAATTGTTTATGAAAATGATATTAATAATGGTCCGATTCCGACGATATTTGGCCGTTTTGATGCAAAAATTACATATAATTTAGGAGTTCAAGGATGTCCTCCAATAGGTAATCGTAAATTTAATGAAGTTATATCACAAATTATTACTGGTACGTTCGAAGAACGGATAATAACCAAAAAGAAGGGGATTAAAACAGTGGGTGTCGCCGATAGGGATAAGTTTGGGGAAACTGTATTAATACCGAAGGTTTCGACATCAAATGTTTCGTCATCAAATGTTTCGACATCAAATGTTTCGTCATCAAATGTTTCGTCATCAAATGTTTCGACATCAAACGAAACGACGGATAATACCACAGTACCCACACAATATGTAATTCTATTGGATTTTACTTTTTCTCGAAATAAAGGGATGTTTAGAAATATATTTATAGAATCTGATCCAGTTTTCTTTATAATTGAAAATACCTTTGGCACACTAGATAGTTTATTCGGGGAACTATTCAGAACAGCGTATTCTTTGGTCCAACCCCAATCTGTAAATTATGAAACAATATTTGACTATTTGTTAAACACCGATATTGGTAAGACATATACGGATACTGGTAATTTTCCGATTTATAAAATGAAAAATTTGCCCACATATTCATTTTGGGACGTATCGAATCAAATTAATAAAATTAAGCCCAGTGAGTATATATCGGGTGAATATTTGAAGGAAATTACAACAATTGACGAGATTAATAATTGTAGACCGTTTTTTAACAGTTTTGTCGATTATGTGGATATAATCCAGAATACATACCAATATCATTTGGATTCTTATTTCTTACATACGATTTATATAAATGATACTTTAGATTATGATTCAGAAGAATAAATTATCCGACATATAAGGATTGATTTGTTGCAATAAATTTAAGAATCCTATTTGGGATTTGATTCACATATGATTTAGTTTCCAAATTACAATCTATATCACATAACAATTCCAGTTCCCTTGCTGTATTCACTACTCGCAACAATCCTTTGATGAAATCTCCCACGAAAATTCCTCGGTTGGTCGCGTCTCTCAGTATACATGCAGTTGTTTCTGAATCTTCTGCGTCGAACCACCGCGCCATCAAATCCAGACATCCGAGATGACACGATTTATATTCGGGGATATTGATTTGATATCGTGTTTCTTCATTCGCATACCGATCGACTGATTCGATGTAGTATCGACATGCGAATATACACTCTGCAGAAATATTTGTCGAATTAGATTTGACCGCCGTTTCACTTCCATCCGAATGAACTATTCTCTCTATATACAATTCTTTCGGATCCATATCATCTTTTGATTCCATTCGAATATCTGCAAATGATGCGGCTATAAGCGCAAGTGTAATAACTGGATCATCCATTTTACAAATATCCCGAAACCCGTTGCATTTCTCATACATATCTACAAATGCAAGTGGATGCATTTCGCGAAGTACCAATGCCATCCGCCCTTTTGGAGATAGAACGTTTGTCTCACTATTAACAAATCCATTTTTATTCAGCATCGATACGACTGATTCAATCGATCTATCGACAAATTGTTCTGTGTCCACATACATTTGCTCTTTTTGCGCAATTTGAGATTTCAATTCAATTATTGAATTCTGATGCAATACATATTGTTCTATTTCTGGTACTGTAGCACGAATCCGCGCCATATCACGTTTGATTTTTTTCACTTGATTGCCTGTAATCTGTTGGACCCTATATTGGAGGTCCATGTACTGGGTGAGAATCGCAGGATCGATTGGATGACATACCGTTTGCAATGAAGTCAATTCGGCGCTGATTTCATCCACTTGTCGGCGAAACCCTTTCATTTCTTCCTGTATTTCCTCGTTCATCATACTTCGGGAACATATAGACCGAATAGATGATTCGGTTGGTGTAGTAGCAACAGTTGATTCGGCCAATACGTCGAATACGAAATCATACGATATTCTGAATTTCGATCTCAGATGTTTCGGATTTCCAGCTACAATCGACCGCATCGTTTCTGCATCAGGTAATTCGAACATATTCGCGCATATAATCGCTTCTCCCGATGCATCTATCCCTCTGCGCCCCGCTCGTCCAGCCATTTGAGTATACTCCCCTGGTTCCAAATATCGCATTACTTGTCCATTGAATTTCTGTAGACCAGTAAATACAGTCGCACGAGCGGGCATATTGAGACCCACCGCAAATGTTTCTGTTGCAAATAATAATTTCACAAATCGCTTTTCGAATAATATTTCCACCATTTCTTGTAATACAGGTAGCATTCCAGCGTGGTGGATTGCAATTCCCTTTTCTAGTAGTCCGAATAGAATCTGGCATTCGGGGATATTCATATATTCGCGCCAATTGTCAAGTCTCGTTCGCAATACAGCTTCACATTCACGCCGAATTGTTGCTGGGTACTCATCGTCGTATTCCAACATTGGGACGGTGATACTAGATGCATAATACTCTAGTTTTTTGCGCGACAGTACAAATATAATCGCGGGGGTCAACTCCTGTGCCTTCAAATGTCGGGCCACGTCGTTGATGACTTGGACGTTCGACGGACTGATTCGTTTTGTATCCAAGTATCGCTTCGTCTTTATGCAACTATTATAATCCAGTGTATTGAATTTCGATTCGGCGACTGATTTGCCGCTAGTTCGAAGATTAGTTCGCGTATTGGCAAATCGATCGTACGCGGAAAGAATATCTTTGTTTTTTTCAATGCGATCGATGGTCTTCGGACCCGACAACCACATCGAATGATTCAATGGGGTTTGCCGTTTTGTTGTCAGACATAGATCCACTGGTCTAGAAATACCTGTTGTGATACGGGACCGTTCCACCCATTTGGCAAATGATTCAGGATTATCTAGGGTCGCTGATAACATTACCAGTTGGATATGGGCTGGGGTGGTTAGAATACTCTGTTCCCAAACACTACCGCGATGTTCGTCCCCTATATAGTGGCACTCGTCAAACACAATACATCCGACTTCACCAATATCGATGTTGAACAATGAGGGGATTTCGAAATCATCACTACTATTTTGTGCCACTAACGTATTTCTCAATATTTCAGTTGTTAATATAACCACATCGGCCGCGGGAGTGAATTGGATATCACCTGTGACAATTCCGACGGAAATGTCGGGGAATAATTTTGTGAAATCATGGAATTTCTGATTGGATAATGCTTTAATTGGACTGGCAAATAATACGCGTTTCCCTTGTGCAGTGAAATGCCTAATTGCAAATTCCGCGGGAAGTGTTTTTCCTGATGCAGTGGGTGCGGATACGAGTACATCGTTTCCTCCGATTATACCGCGGATGGCATTGATTTGAAATTTAGATAGTTCGAATGGGTAACCGTAATTTGATTCATTGATTGTAGACATTGTAGACATTGATTATATATTTGAATATATAATCGGGATCATCGATATCAATTTTTTATTATAGTATACAAATTTTATTTTCGATTCACATTATACTATAAAACAATGGATTTTACCAAATTATATACTAAGTTTGATAAAGTTGTCAAAGTTTTAGATGGTTATACCGACAATGTAAATATATCCGATTACTTACTGGCCCCCGCACTAATGGGACTGAAGGCGGCGGTGTTAATTCCAAAATCAATTGAATTGTTAATGGAGCGTCCGTCGGTGGTACATACGAAAGACATTCCGATAGATAAACATTTGTCCGACACCAGATTAATCAAGAAAGATATTGATTTTATTTCCAATTCAATGAGAGATTCGATATGTATGGTTGGACAATACCCCGCTGATTTCACTGTGGAACAGTTTTTGGAACATGGGTTTGGTCGCCTCGTCAAAAATATTGGTGTGGTACCACAAATGTATTCGTATGAAGTGATTGAAAATAAAAACCATCGCGATTTCTATGTTGAAACTGCCAAATTACCGCAGTCGACTATTCTCGGAAATATGATGTTTAAAGTATTTATATTTCCAAATGAACATACCACAATTATGTATGCAGACCATTATTATCTCGATGGAGAATTTATTTTTCAATGCATATTTTGCAATTTTTTGATGTTCAATTTGAAATTGGATTATGGGAAATTTATTCCGTATACATATATCCCACTAATAAGCGATGCAAAAGCCGTTTCGCGATTAGGGGAATTACTTCAATCATATTTGAAATATCCTCTGTTAGGTAAAGTCGGAAAATCAACTAAAATGTGCAGTTATGAACTATTTTCTTCGAAAACACCACCAATTAAATCAGACATATCATTGCGGTTTGTAAATTACGCACGGGCGTTATATCCAATGTTTGCAATAAGCGAGAGACCGTATTTTCGAGTTGCAATTACTGTTGGTCTTGATGTGAATAGATTTCTGTCGAATAATCGTATTAGTATAATCCAATTCATTATTTTTCGACCCAATATGAAACAATCATATGAAACAATTATACTACAAATGGCAAAGACAATTGAAACGAAAATCGACGAACATAAATTGGATGCGTTTCTATCCTACGACGCAGCAACCAGTTTGGACAAAACAATTGCCTCGAAAATGGGATTGAATTCGCGATCGATGAATGATATCGTTTTTTCGCCATTTCATTTTACTAGTTCGGATACCAATATAGAAAAGGCCAATGCTTATGTTACAGGTGGGTTTGGTGGTGGATTCAATCAATCATTCACATTTATTGCGTCGACAAGTATTGGTACTAATTTCCAAGTTTGTTCTTATACGACCAATAACGATGATATACGAATCGATGAATTGCAATCATTACACCGACCAATTAGTGATATGTACGAAATACCACACTAATATAAGACCGAACCCTTGTTATTACAATATGATAGCCCAGTATCGTATTGTATTTTGAAGTATTATTACCAACCACCAAATGCATCAACCTCATTTGTTGTGTAATTTGGAGTTTCGTATCCACCGTACATATCGTCGAAATCTGGTTGTTTGCCAGGACCTACCGACGGCGCAGAATCTACCGATGGAGGAGGTCTAATGTCGCCCCCCGATACAGTTGTTGGTTGTCTAATTACATGTTGGGGGCGGAGTATATCTATTGTAGGATTATTATCGCTCTTTTGGTCCTGATTATTGCCCGCGGTGGGGGGGCCAGGGGGGTCTCTGACCCCCCATTGTATGATATTTCTGATATTTCTTCCAATGGACGAGTCTGCAATGACAATGAATAGTACTAGTATGGTGATGATTCTGTAGTCACCTTCT